GCAAAGACAAAAGAGTGGGTTATGTCGAATGGTGCAATTGGCAATAAGGTTTCTTTGGCAGAGTACAAGCAGATTGTTGAGCGTGAGACTAAAGCGACGGTTAAGGATGGCGAAGCAACAGAGCAAAGTGCCGAACCTGCACCAGTAGAAACTACCGGACCTCAGCCTATCGGCAAGGGTGTGTTTGGCAATATCTACGACCAGTTCAAGGGTAAGGTAAAAGAGGCATTTGAGTTCCTGATAAAACACAAGAGCGGTGACTTGCTTGGAGTGTTTCACAGAGACGGTTTTGGTGATATAGATTTGGTATGGGGTGACAAAGGCGGTGGTGCTGAGCATATCATTGACAAGCATGTAGGCGAGGGTAAGAGTTTTGCCAATGAGGAAGAAGCCTTTACCGAGATAGACCGTATCATCAAGACAGGCAAGAAAGATTTTGAGAATGGTGACAAGGTTGTTTTCAAAGATGGCAATAAAATTGTCACTGTGCGTAAGAACTGGCGCGAGAAGGGCAAAAAAATAGCCGATAAGAATTGGGTTCTTACGGCTTATGATGAAACGTCAGCTGATAGTGAGAGCCCTGTCGCTACCAATAAAAGCCTCGCTGGGTCGGCTACTACCGTTTCTGCAGGCAAAGGTAGTGCATCTTCCGCAGACGGCAAAGAAAACGGTGGAGAAAATGCAGTGGAGGATGAAATCCTGCCGTTCCGTGGAAACACGGGACTGCTGGAAAAGGAAGCTGTGAAGAATGAAGATGACGGACACATAGGCTACTCGCGTACTCTGGAGAGCAGCGATGGGAGGTTGCAGCGTAGCATTTTCTACGATGGCAAGCGCATCGGTGTACAGTGGCAAGGCGGTGAACGCATGGATGGCGTACATGGCGTGATGCGTGCTGCCTTTGGCGAGATGCCGTCTGAGAACTACGACTTGTTCGTGCCTCAGTTCACTGGCGAGAATGACAGCTGGGAGATTGACGGGCGCGATGTGATAGACTTTGACCACGGCGACGCGGTGCGTTTCCATGACGAGAAGGAGATGATAGACTTCTACGTGAAGAACCGCGCCGAGATTGACAGGAGGCTTGAGAGGTCAAGCAATAGTACTGATAGTTTTTATAGTAGCCCTGCCGTCGGTGAGGTTCGTGAGCAGAAGGTAGGCGATGGAAGTTTCGTGCCTACGGAGAATGAGGGTGTGTTCGTGGAGGCTATGGCGGAGCACCTGAACGCCATGGGCGTGGAGACGTATGCCGACGCGGAGACGGGGCAGCGGATGCTGGACGAGGTGAATGGGGAGGCTACGCTTGAGAAGGACTCTGCCCGCAGGCGTGAGCGTGAAAGCGTGAACCGCGATATCGACGAGGCTACGGCATTTGTGAGCGGCAGGGACGTGAAGGATGTTCGCCGTGAACGCATGGAGCGTGAGGAGCGCAGGCGCGAGACGGCTCAGAAAATATATGAAAATGTTTTGCAGGGCAACTTCGATGATGTAACTTTGCAAGCGATAAACGATTATATAAACGATGTCACACCTCTCAACCCATACGGACGACGATTATCTGAACGACTTCCACAGAGAGTGGAACGAAAGATGTATGCGCGAGAACGAACGGGTGCTGTCGATGCGCTTTTCTCACGAATATGCGAAAGCGCAGTCCGACCGCATGAACGAACTCGTGCGGAGGGAAGAAGAGCGATTGAGGAAAAGAAGAAAGAGCTCTTAGAGCAATGGGCTAAGGCTACCGGCCACTGGCATACCGACCTTTCGGAGTTTACCGATAGTAAGGAGCCTATAGGCCACGGCACAGACAGCGACGTTTATCTTTCTAAGGATGGAAAGCATGTTATAAAGCTCTCTAAGGGTAAGCCTCAGAGTAAGCGTTTCCGCCCAGATATAGACAACATTCCCCTATTTAACTATTTGTTTCCGAACTCTGCCTACCGCATATTGGGGTATGGTGACTTCGGCAATGGCTTCGTGCGCATACTGGAGCAGCCTTTTGTGGACTTTGCAAAGAGCACTCCGCTGACGGAGGCGGAGCGTGTGGAGTATATGAAAGGGCTTGGTTTCCATGCAATCAACAAGGATAAGACTGCTTTCAGCAACGGACAGATAATTGTTGCTGATTTGCAGAAGAGCAACATCGTACGCGACGCAGAAGGGAATGTTCGTGTTATAGACGCTGACTGCAAGCTGCACACGAAGGACGTTGGCGGTGAGTATGAATACCTTCCCGTTGAGCATGACCTGCCGCAGAGGAAGGGTAAACCGAGTCTGCAGAAGGTGGCTCCCATCTTTTACTCTAACGCTCGTCGTGCTGTCGAGGGATTGAAGCAGGAGAAGGCTACGCCTGCGCAGTGGCTTGCTATGCTGCAGAAGCAGGGCGGCTTGAAAGCGGCTGAGGATAAGTGGCTCGGGCTGAGCGAGTGGCTGGAGAGCTCTGATGCCAAGACGCTGACTAAGCAGGAGGTGCTGGACTTCATCCGCGAGAATGAGGTGAAGCTGGAGGAAGTGGCGTATGCGGAGAATCCGAAAGGTTTTGAGGAGCTGAAAGATGAATATGACGGCTGGCTGCGCAATGGCGGCTATGACTATGCCTGGGAGCAGTTGCGCGAGCGCTTCGGTGATGATGCTGATATTGCCTTCAGTGATTTTGGAGGTGAGCTTGTCATTGACAACGGAGAGGCTGCGGAAGCATTGCTCGGCAGCGAGCGTGCCATTAACGAGACTCGCCTGGGTTATACGACTGAGGGCTTAAAGAACAAGCGCGAGGTGGCTATTACTGTTCCCTCCGTTGAGCCATACAATGAGAATGACGAGATACACTTCGGCGATGCCGACGGCGGCAGGGCTGTTGTGTGGGTGAGGTTCGGAGAGACTACGGATGCTGATGGCAACCGCGTCCTTGTCATTGACGAGATACAGAGCAAGCGTCATCAGGACGGCAGGGAGAAGGGGTATAAACTTTCTTTCCCTGAAGAGAAAAAGGCTGCCTTGGATGAAGCTCTAAGAAAGTCAAGGGTGTATAATATCTCAATGCAGGAGAAATATGATTCGTATACATTCCCTAATCAATGGCACGAAAAGGCAACACAAGAAGAGATTGCAGAAGGAGAACGTCTTTTTGAAAATTATATGGCTCTTCTTAAGGAATACGATAGCCTTAACGGGATAAAGGGTGTTCCTGGTGCTCCTTTCGAGAAGAACTGGCATGAGTTGGCGATGAAGCGTATGTTGCGTCTTGCTGCTGAGGAGGGTTTTGACAAGGTGGCTTGGACTACTGGTGCTCAGCAGGCAGAGAGGTATAACATAGGCGATGTTGTAGAGAAGATTGTCTCTTATAACTATCCTGCAGCGAAGGATGCGGAAGGTCGCGAGAGCCGTAAGGTTGAGATAAGGCTTACGAGCGGTGATGTGATGACGATGCGCGTTAACGCTGAAGGTAGGGTTATAGAGGGTCGCGGCGACACTGAGGGCAAGGAGCTCTCGGATGTTGTTGGTAAGGACCTGGCACGTCGCATCATGGAGGGCGACGGCAGGGACGGCAGCATATTTGATGCTGATAGGGATATTCCTGCAAAGGTTATAGAGGGTGACGGCTTGCTTATCGGCGGCGATGGCATGAAGGGTTTCTATGACCAGATGTTGCCGCGCTTCATGGATAAGTATGGCAAGAAATGGGGTGTGAAGACTGGCGATGTTGTTATGCCTGAGCTTGAGGGTTTGGCGCAGAGGATGCACTCTGTGGATGTTACGCCCGAGATGAAGGCGAGCGTGATGGAGGGTCAGCCGATGTTTTTCCGCACTGCTGACGGTGAGGCTTATGGTTTTACTGTTGACGGACGGATATATATTGACCCGCGTATTGCTACTCGCGAGACGCCTTTGCATGAGTATGACCACCTGTGGAGCGAGGCTCTGGAGAAGGCTAACCCTGAGGCATGGGCACACCTGAAGGCGAAGCTAAGGGAGAAGGAGGACTTGCTGGCGTATGTGAAGGGCTTGTATCCTGAGATAGAGGATGAGAACGAGCTGCTGCACGAGGTGTTCAGTCACTTTGCTGGTCGCAGGGGTGCTGAGCGATTGAAGGAGATGGAGCATGCTGAGGTTGCCAAGACCAGGGGCGTGCTGAACAAGGCTCGCGTGGTGGATATGTTCCGCAGGTTGCGCGACCTGCTTCGTGAGTATTGGACAATGGCTCGCGACTTGTTTGCCGGTAATAATGCGAAGCTGAATGGCATGAGTGCTGAGGACTTCGCGGATATGGCGATGAGCGACTTCGTGAGAGGGTTCAATCCCAAGGGGGCTGAGGCTGAGGGTTCGGACAAGACGCTGATGGGTGTTCACAATATCAGTGAGGAAAAGTTGAAGAAAGTTATCAAATCGGGAGGCCTTGCCAATCCGTCGCTGGCGGTGATAGACACCAATACTGGCATACACAGCGGTTTTGGTGAAATCAGCCTTATTCCGAAGTCGAGTCTGATAGACAGCAAGACAGGAAGAAATGCGGGTACGTACACGGGCGATGCCTATACCTCGACTTATCCGTATATATTGCGTGAGCTAACTGAGCAAGGTCGCCAATCCATTGAACGGATTGCGAGGGAGGCTGCAGGTGGCGATGCAGAACTGGAACTTCACCTTATCAATAATTTGAACGGCTTTGCAAATGGAGATACAAGTCGTCTGCACCTATTATATTTGTTGGAAAAAGGATTTAGTCCTGAAATCAAGCAGAAATCGACAAAGCATAGTCATGATGAATATGAGGAGTTGATGAAAATCTTTCCGGATGGCGAATATCCGAGAGAGATGACGAAAGAACAGAATGATGCGCTTCTGTCTTTGATGATGAGAAAAGCGGAAGACGATGCCGAAAGGAAAACTGCTTCCATCAGTGATGCTGAGAAGCGAGAGTGGGCTAAGCAGGCGTTGATTGACTTGAAGCGCTCCAACATTGCAGATGAGAATGGCAATGTGTGGTTTGCGAAGGGCGAAACGTTTTTCCATGACGTGAAGCGCGACGAGAATACCCGACAGCATCCGCAAGTGGATTGGTATGCTACTGATTTAGCAGCAGACAACCGTGTGGTCACCGAGGGAATGAGTGAGGACTATGCGAAGTGGAAGGAAGGGTTGTTTGTCGAAGGGGATTTTGAGGAGCAGTTGTTTGCAGGTTTTGACCGTTACGGTAATCGGAAGTATGTGCCGAATACGGTTGAGAATGCGAGTCGTCTGATGAATAAGTTATCAGAGACTAATTCCTATGATAGCGGTGGCTTGAATGCGACACGCTCCGGTCTGCTGACGAAGATGAAAACGCTTTCGGATATTCGCAAGAACAAAGACTTGCTTCAAGGCGATGAAGCCTACGACAAAAAGCAGGAGGAAATGTCGTCGGAGTTGTATGACATCATTAAACAACTCAGCGATATGCAGAAAATAAGCGACAATTCTTTTATGAACATCGACTATGCTGAGAGCAGATTGCAGGAAGCCATCACAAAGCGCGACCCGATTGGGTATCTTAACAAGGAATATGGCTATAGCATCGACAAGAATGGTGAGTTTTCGAAGCAGGTCAAGTCTTTCATCCAGCAGGTGAAGCGTATGCCAGCGAAGTATTTCGAGACGAAGTTCAAGCGTCCTGTGATGCTTAATGAGTTTGCCGTGGCAGTGGTACCAGAGACGACTTCGCAGGAGGTGGTGAAGTCTTTGCAAGACGCAGGGCTGGATGTACGGACGTATGATGCTTCTGACTACAAGACAGCTGATGAGAATCGTCACAAGGCAGCGATGGAGGCTGTGAGTGGCAGGGATGATATTCGTTTTCACAAGGCAGTCGGTGGCAACCGTGGCTATGTTGGTTATTCTATGAGCCGCAGAGCTGCGGAGGCTCGCTCTGAGGACAGGTATCCTAAGACTGACTTCAAGAAGGAGTATGGTTTGTCGGAGAAGGCTTTCAAGGGTTTGGAGCAGGCTGGCGTCATAGGCAGCAGTGAATGGCACCACACGAGCAAATATGGCAACAAGACTGCGTTCTATGCTTGGAGTGAACCTTGGATGGCTGATGCTTATGCTGAGAGGAAGGATGAGGTTGACGCTGCGCTGAAGGAATATGCTACGGCGCTGAGCGAATATGAGGCGATGAGTTCTACTTTCTGGGATGATTATATGGAGTTGCGTTCTTCGGACAGAGAAGCTGCTAAGGCTCTTAGTGAAAAAAAGGATGTACTTAAAGAAGCTGTTCGTGAGAAAAAGTTTGCCGTAGAGAAGATTTTTGATGATTGGCATGCTGTGCGCGAGGGCGAAGGTGTGGAAGTAAGTTCTGAGCCTGCTGCTGTGTATGAGAGTAAGGACGGCAGCAAGGTAGAGTTCCGCAGTTTGCTTGAGGACAGTGAGAAGGCGGATGGTGAGGCCTCTGCTGATAGTTCCAACACTGATGCCGCTGACGGTTTGGAGAACGTACATCTGCGTAAGCTGGAGCCTGGGGAGGCTTGCAATGTGGAGCGTGTGTATGAAGAGACGAAGCAGTTTAGCTTCACCGGCAAGGAGAAGGTGGAGAGCATGGACGACGTGGCTTACATCTTCAAGCAGTTGGAGAATGCTGCCGTGGAGAACTCGTTCCTTGTGCTTGTGAAAGACGGACATCCTACGGTGGTACACCTGGGCATGGGTAGCTATACGCAAACGGTGGCAGATGGTGGTGTTGCGCTTGCTGCATACAAGGCTTTGAAGCCTGAGAAGGTTTACTTTGTGCATAATCATCCGAGCGGTGCGTTGACTGCGAGCATGCAGGACTTTGGGTCTCTGGAGGCGATGGAGAAGTTGTTTGGTGCTGGCGTTGTGCAGCCTGGTATCATAATAGACACGACAAGCGGCAAGTATGGTGTGTTTGGTGTTGATGAATGGGAGAAGTTCAACCGCGAGGGTTCAATGCCTTCTGCTGCGGAGGGTAGTGTCCCTGTGAAGACTTACACGTTTAGCCGACAGGTGTTTGCTCCAGACTGGAATCCTGAGGATGCTATAAAGGTTAGCACTCCGAACTCGATAGCCGCATTTGTGTCGAGTCATCGTTTGGGTGAGCGTGGTAAGATGAGTTTGTTGGTGTTAGACCAGGGCAATCATATTACTGCGAACTATTTCTTACCTTGGAGCCGACTGCCAGAGAAGATGTCGAAGTCTGAGGTTGATGCAATGGCAATGGAGATAGCGGGCTATGTTCAACAGTCAGGCGGTGTGAGGTGTGTGTTGTACGGTAACTATGACTACGCTCCTGGCGAGCAAGATACGTTGCGCGGTTTGTCGGCTGCTTTGCGTGACAAGAAGGCTCCGCTGTTAGATGTGGTGCATATTGACCGCAGTGCTTATGAAGAGGGCAGGCTTGCTGAGCCTGAGGAGGTGTATGTTCCTCGCGAGGAGTATGCTCAGATTGCTCATCAGATAGCAACTTATCCCAAAAAGATTGAGCGTGGACATGTGTTTACTGCCAACAATTATTACCTTTGTACGGATATTGACAAGGACGGCAACTTTAAGATTGTTGCCTCATTGCCTATTGTAGGAAATGAAGACATTATAGATGGCATTAGACGACGATTACCCAGGACTTCCATCATCCCTATCGGAAGAACAGAAAGCATTATTGATATTATTAGTGCAGTCAGGAATAGAGGAGGACGCACTGGTTGGGACAATGTTGTGTCTGAAGGACAACCAGGCGGATATGGACGAGATGCTTCTCTACATTTGGGACCACAATCCGAGTCCGGAGGAGATAGACAAGAAGCTGGTGGAAATAATGAAACGCAGGCAGAGACAGCAGAACCCGAAGAAGGTTACGGACTGAACGGTGATGCTTCTGCCGATGCGGCTGAATTGGCGGCTTATGATGCTGGGCGTATGAGTCTGGCAGAGCGGGCTGCCCAGGCTGTTGCTGCCATGTCGGCTAAGAACAGGGCTGATGTGGAGGCTCGCCGCGAGGCTGTGAAGGCTCTTGGCGGCAACCTGCAGAAGTTGCGTCAGGCTATGGCTCGGCAGCGTGAGTATGACAAGGGCACGGTGGATGCCATCGTGCGCCAGGCTCGCATAATGCTTGAGGGTGGTATGCTCGACGGCATGACGCGCGGCGAGGTGAAGAAGCTGCTGAGCCTGGTGAACAAGGCTGCTGGCAGGGAGGACATCACGCGGCAGGCTGATGGTGTGGTTGAACTGATGGCAAAGCATCTGGTCCGTCAGGGTAAGGCTACGATGGAGTCGCTGCTGAAGACGCGCGACAAGAAGGTAAATGCCAAGGGTGTGGAGGCTCAGGGCAGGCTTGACGTAGCAGGTCAGAAGATGATAGATGCTTTCCGCGAGGCTTTGCCCCTTGACGAAGAATCGCTTGTCAGCAGGATTGCGGACTGCGAGGACAGGATGGGCAGCGAGGATAGCGTGACTGCGCGTAATGCCGAGGCTGAGCATGAGGGTCTGATGCTTGCAAAGCGACACATGGAAGAAATCAAGGCAAGCGAGGCAGAGGAGGCTGAGCTGCGGCATGAGCTGAAACAGGCTGAGGAGAAGGTTCACGGCGGCGACTACAGCAGCTTTGGCAGTAAGGAGGCATACAGGGAATATGTCCGCGAGACGGAGGCAGCGATACGTGAGAACCTGCTGGAGCGTGTTGAGGCATACGGCAGGCTCAACCAGCAGTTCGGCGGCAACCTCGTCGGCAGCGCGGCGCGTGCCAAGGCGTTCAGAGAAGCGGAGAAACAGCGTGTCCGCGAGATACAGCACAATGCCAACAGCGACCTTGAGGGTATGCCTGCCAATGAGCATGGGAAGATAAAGAAGACGTTCCGCGACTGGGACCTTGTGCGTTTCTTCATGAAGCCTCTTGCTACGTTTGACACCATGCTGCGATACTTCGGAGGCAAGAGCGTTGACGGCAGGGGTTACCTGTTCAACAGGTTCATGCCTCAGTGGCAGAAGGCTTTTGACGGAGAGCATGCGGGTCTGCGTGCTGCCCACAAGGAGCTTGACGCGAAGGTGAGCGAGGTGATGGGCAGAAAGATGCGCTGGAGCGACCTTTTCAGTCTGGAACGCGAGATGGACAAGAATCGCGGTGGCGGCACGGAGGTCGAGTTCATGGACGACGGCAAGAAGAGGACTATGAAGCTGACGCAGGGTAATATGCTATATATCTACATGGTGAACAAGATGGCTGACGGCAGGATGAAGCTGCGCGGCATGGGCATCACTGAGGATATTGTAGAGGCTATAAAGAGTGAGATAGACCCTCGTTTCATAGAGATAGCCGACTGGATACAGGACGAGTTCCTTGTGAAGAAGCGCGAGGAGTACAATGCTGTGCATGAGCGTATGTTCGGTGCGAGCATGGCTGCGATAGAGGATTATTTCCCCTTGAAGATAAACTCTCGCAGCCGCGGCAAGTCCGAGGATGTCGGTACTGAGGACAACGACAGCGTGATGCCCGGTACCGTAGCGGGCAGCATCAAGAAGCGTACGCGCAACGGTCTGGCTCTGGACATTACCGGTGCCGATGCTTTTGACGTGGTGCTGGAGCATCTGCAGGAGATGGAGCACTGGGCACACTTTGCCGAGCTGAACCGCGACCTGAACACTCTGCTGAGCTACAAGAAGTTTAAGAACCGCGTGCTGGGCATGAAGAGCCTGCGCTATGGCGGTGGTGAGAAGATATGGAGTAATTTCCGCGACACTTGCAGGATAGTGGCAGGTACTTACCGACAAAGTGTTACTCCCGACTCTTCAGATAAGTTTGTCACCAACGTGGCAAAGGGTGTGACGGGTGCGAAGATTAGTTTCCGTATATTCACAGCCTTGAAGCAGTTGCTGAGTTATCCTGCATACCTGAGCAATGCAAGCATCACAGAGCTGGCGAAGAGCAGCAACCCCGTCGGCATGGTGAAGTCGTGGAACTGGGCGATAGAGAACCTGCCCGGTTTTGCTCAACGTTGGCAGAGTCGTCAGGCTGGTGATACTCGCTTGATGGACACCACCTCGGACTGGAGCATCTGGCACAGCAAGGTGGTAGAGAAAGCAACCCGCTGGGGCATGACGCCCAACGCCCTTGTTGACGGTATGACTGTTGCTATGGGTGCTAAGGCTATCTACGAGACAAAGCTGAAAGGCTACAAGAAGGCTGGCTACAGCGATGCGGCGGCTGAGAAGAAGGCTCTGGAGGATGCGAGCATAGCGTACAACGAGACGCAGCAGAGCTCTGCGAGTGCTTACACGAGTGCGATGCAGCTTGACAGGACGGTAGCAAGCACTATGCTGACGGTGTTCCGCAATGCGAGCATGGGCTATCAGAGGAAATACTATGGTGCGCTGGCTAACCTGAAGCGCAAGATGCGTAAGGGCTACAAGGATGAGAGCATTGCCTTCATGGCGAAGCAGGTGCAGAGGGAGTGGAATGGCACTGATGACGTGAAGGATGAAGATGTTTCACAGGAGGCTAAGGACTATGCAAAGCGACTCTATAAGAAGAGCTACTACAAGGACCTTGCCGATACGGTGATATTTGGTTGGGTACTGCAGTTTGCCTGGAACCTGGGACCATACCTGCCGTATCTGCTCATGGGCGACGACGACGATGAGAAGGACGCGATGCTTGAGGATGCAGCCATGCACGCTCTGGCAGGCGGTGTGGAGGGTCTTTCGGGCGGCAACGTGATGAGCGACCTTTACAACCTGAAGCGTTCCGGAGAGAAAATCGGGACTTACAATTTCAACCTTATGCCCCTGATGAGTGACTTGCAGACAACTCTTAAACACTTTGACAATGACGCGGTGTCGGGTATGACAGACCTTGTAAACCTTGCCGTACAGTCAGGTTTTGGTTTTAACCCTCAGACTGCAACCGACGGCATTGTAGCATTGCTGGATGCCTGCGAGGGCAATATGGGCACAGCAAAGGAGGCGGAGCTGTTTGCCATGCGCGTACTGCAGTTCCCTCAGTCGGGCCTTGACAAAATGCTGATAGACGAACTCGGCATAGGCAAGGATGATGCAGCCCATGCAGACTTCATGGATATAGCAACACGCTACGCGCGTTACAAGAGAAGAAAGCAGGCTCCGCTTCTCGGATGGATGTATAGCGACGAGGAAAAAGCCACGAAAGAGAAGAAAAAGATTTCCGGTCCTTACAGTTTCTCGGAGAAAGTGAAGGAACGAATCATACGCCTAAACGATGAGCGTGTTCTTGGTTTAGTGAAACGCAACGACGATAAGTTAAGTGAGCTCGCCGAAAAAGAACTTCAAGGGCGCGTGGCGAATTATAGCGATGAGCAGATGAATGACATCTTTGAAGGCAGCGACGATGTAATGCGTAAACTTGCCGGAAAGGAGGTTGCCAAACGCATAGGCGGACAAGACAGCTATGGAAGTCCTAAGACTGAGTATGGCAGAGTATATGAGAAGAAGCGAAAGATGTTTGACGTTGCTGAAGATGTGCTCTTGCAGACTGCAAAGAAGAAGGCGAAAGAGTCGGGCGATGAAGAACTCGAAGAAGCCATCGAAAAAGGGCAGCGTGAACTGACGAAGATTAAGAAGGGTGATAAAAAGAACTACGGTCTCGGAGAACTCAGCGATGAAGAAGATAATGTTATCATGGAAGCACTTCGCACGAGACGTAAGGAAATCATACGCGAACTTCGTATTAGGTAAAAGACGCGAGAAAATAAAGCTGCGACGGGAGAGAAACCTGCCGCAGCTTTTTTGTGCCGTTACATTGTGGCAGCAGACACTGCCGATGAGTGGTGCAGGCGTCGTCTTGTCTTTTTCCTGATGACGGGTACTTCCATTTCGTGGAAGCAGATATGCAGCCCTATGGCGCGTGTCATGAGTTTGTCGTCGTGGTAGCCCTCCATTGCCTCGTATGCTCCGTTGTCGGTCTCTATATATGTGAGGTATTCATCGAGGCAGGCGGCATCGCGCTCAGTGTAGAGGTGTTCGCGGATTGCAGTGCGCAGGTTGTGTATGATAACTTTTTTTGTCAGTGTGTTAGTATGGAAACCGTATTTTCGTGGAGCGCCTTCCCGGATGTCTTCAGCCGACTGCTTGCGTGCATACAGGTTGTCGTACACTTCACGCACGAGGTTGAGTATATATTCCGCGTCTCCTTTGGTATTGTTGGTCTCAAGTGTGTTGCTCTCTATGACGAGCAAGGCATGGTTGTAGTATTCGGCAATCTGCGCCGCTTTCCATGCAAGCAGGTCCATGTCGATGTGTCCGTACCATTGCGCCACGACGGCAGGACGGTCAGCGTCAATCATGTTTATACGGTCGAATACACAAATCACGGCATAGTCGGCTGTCGCGGTGTGTCCCTTGCAGACATCCACGACGACAAGGTAGCGGTCGGAAACAGTTTCCTCTCCGTCGTCCTCCACGTCTTCCCAAACGGCGAGCCTTCCCCCCTGCTCTTTCGTGAGCCTCAGACCCTGCAATGCCTTCTCCCCGGTATCGTCAGCTCCGTAAATCTCGCCCGTCCATGACGGCGGTCTGCAGGCAGGGCGCAGCTGCTCCACGTCTTCATTAGAGAACACCATCCTGCCTGAGAAGGTAAATGCCTCGATGTCGTCCGACGGATATTCCGATGCCATGACAGCGTGTTCGTTCTTACCACGACGTTCCTCGATATACCAGTTGATGTTTTCAAGCGTGGCTCCTATCTCCCATAGCCACCATAGGTATGTGCCTGGTTCCTCGCGGTCGGAGGCGACATTTTCATTGTGTCTGTTGTCGTAGAGCCATTGTGCGAAGTCAGCCTTCTCCTTTTCACTTGCAAAAGGCTTGGCATAGTTTTCAATCTCGAACCACGGTATGAATATAGCCTCAAAGATAGACTTGCCCTCCTTTGCCGCGATATACTCTCGGTGGAAGAAGTTTCCTGCCCCCTTCGCCGTGCTTTCGTATATTATCATTGTGTAAGGTACGTTGAGAACGCCGGAGCAGGCTGCGCGGACTACGGACTCCGGTGTCTTGGTGTCAGTGGCTTTCCACAGTCCCACCTCGGAGCAATGGACAAGGGAGTAGTTCATGCCACGCATGGCATCGGGTGCCTCGTATGAGGCTATCGTTATAGTGCAGTCTCGCTGGGGTATTTTCTTGTAGTCCCCCGATAGCCCGACATTTACCATCTTCGGTTCTTTTGCGTCGTACTCTTCCCCCATATCATGCAGCAGCTTCGTGGGATATGAGCGCAATGCTCGGTCGTACATCTCCTTAATAGCAAAAGATGTTTTCTTGGTCTGCGACACGATAAGTGAGTTAAGTCCCACCTTATGCACGAGCTGCAGCCATGCCATATACAGCTGCGACGTAGTAGAGCCGCCCCACTGACGCGCCTTCAGCAGGACAAAGCGTATAGGCTTTCCTTTTCGTCGCTTCTCTTCCAGTCTTGCGACGAAACGCCTTTGTGGTCTTGAAAGGCGGAAGCGTATCTCGCCCTCGCCTGGAATCTTGGATTGTATGAAGATGTACGTTGCAGCCCAGAAAGGGAAGTCGTATTTTATCCTTATGCGGATAAACTGTTCTACTATTTTTTCCTTTTCGTGCTCGTTGTATTGCAGTCCAGGGAACTGTTTCTTAAAGAAGTCCTGAAGTGAGCCAGCTTTGACAAGAAGTCGCACCAGCCTGTTTTTCATCATATCCACAGGCAGGTATTGCACGGTTATGGGGAAGTCGTCGATGCAGACCTTCCGCCTATCGCCTATTGAGTTCTCTCCCGTGATGGGATTGAACTTTGCATTTGCAACTTTATATCTCCGGCTATTCTCGGCAAGTATGCTCGTTACATCATATACCTCAGTTTTTTCTTTCTCTCCTCGTACCATCTCCTCTTAATCTTATATACCATCCTTTTCACTGAGCCTTCGGTGAGGTAGAAACTTGGCGCTGGTTGCTGTATTATTTTTGCTATGGCTCTTTGGAGTGTGTCAGCAGGTTTATCCTTTTGCCAATCCTCTACTCGGTTATAAATTTCTGCATACATCCTGCGCTTTGTAGGTGAAATCCGCTGTAAGTATTTCCCTGTAAAAAGATGCTTCGGCTCATTGTTCTTTTCGGCTGCAGCATTTTTTCTCATTGCCGATATGACTGCTACTGCCCTTTCCTCCGAGACCCAGAAACGCGATGCTCCCGAAAGAGCTACGGCGTGGAAAATCTCATCCATAGAACTGTTTCCCAACATCTCGGCAAGTTTTTCCCTGTAAGCCCTTATAAGGTCTCGTTCCATCTCATTTTTCAGTTCAAAGTAACTCCCTTTTTTCCTCATCCTCCTGCCCGTAAAGTTAATAACTAATAACTAATAACTAACTGATTTTCAGATACTTACGATGCAAAAATAATTATTAAAAGTGAAAAGATATAGTAAGCGCGGTGAATTTATTGCGGAATTTTGCAGATGTAGAAAAATACAATATCAAAGATGGCAGAAAATAAAGAAGTTAAAAGCAGGCGAGCTGCGTTGACGGAGCGTTTGCAGGGAAAGTACCCCGACGCAGATTTTTCGGATGAAGAGGTATTGTTCGGGCGCATATCAGATGATTATGACGATTACGACAAGAAGATAGCTGAGTATGACGAGGAGGACAAGAAGCTATCGGACATGATGGCCGCTGACCCTCGTAGTGCAAGTTTCTTAATGGCTTGGCGCGATGGTGAGCATCCGATGACAGCCTTTGTCCGCAGGTTTGGCAAGGAAGGTCTTGAGGAATTGTTGGAGAACGAAGAGAAGATGGACGAGTTTGCAAAAGCAAACGAGGAATATCTTGAGCGCGTCGCCAACGAGAAGAAGCTGGAGGAAGAGTACGAGAGGAACATTTCCGAAAGTCTTGCCACGGTAGACTCCATGCAGGAAGAAGGCGGTTACAGCGAGGATGAGATGAACGCAGCGCTTGATTTTCTCCTCGGTATCATCCGCGACGGCATTGTCGGAAAGTTCAGCCGTGAAAGTCTGGAGATGGCAATGAAAGCGATGAACCACGACAGCGATGTAACGGAGGCTGCAGCTGAGGCAGAAGTGCGTGGTCGTAATGCCCGCATCGAGGAGAAGCTCCGCAAGCCAAAGACCGATGGTACTGCTAACATTGCCGGCAGCAACAATCTCACCCCGCAGCAGAAGAAGGGCACGAGCATCTTTGATATAGCGGCAAGTGCTCGCTAAAAAGGCAAATGTAAACCCCAATATTATTGTAAGTTTATGGCAGAGACAAAAAACACAACTATTTCAGGCGAGACCGTACAGACTATGGGAGGCTCGCCCGACCTGTCACAGGGAAGCGTAGGATTGGAGAGTCAGCTTCCTGGCAGCGCCACCACTGTCAGCCAAGGAGCAGAAGCCACTGGCGGCATCGGTGCAGGTAATTTATTCGCATCGGACATCGACGAGCAGTTGTTTCGCTTCAACAGCGACGACACACCGCTGATGAACCTGATGCTGAGTGCGAAACACGTCCGCGTTGACAGTCCCGAGGTAGAACACTACCAGATAGACGAGCCTCGCGCAAGTGTGAAGACAAATCAGGCGTGCGGCGGCGGCGACGATGATGCCGTAGCCCTTCCGTTGGCAAACAAAGACAAACGCATCCCCGTAGAGTACGGCACTCTCCTCGTGAAGGGAGTGAACGGCTATACCGAGGACGGACAAACTGAGACTCCCGGCAAGGACCTTATGCTGTTCGTTACAGGCCGCGATGCATCCGGAATGCCCATTGTGCGTGCCGTGAACGGTCCGAAGACTCGCGCCACGGACGAGGTGTGCAAGATACCCTCCATTCCCGCCAACTCGACCATTGTACTTCTGGCAAACGCTCTCTACGAAACCCAGAAGGAAGTCAAGCCCGACATGATTATTCCGCAGCCTTCGCTGGTGTATCTCCAGAAGCGCGGCATGAATCAGATTGTAAGCGACTACTTCGACAGTCAGAAGAAGCGTATTCCTTTCAGCAAGGCAATCATCGCCGAGCAGGCTATTGCCAACTTCAAGGTACGCTGCAACCGCTCGCTGTGGGCAGGTCGCAAGGGTAAGTTCAAGGTAGATACTGAACTCGGCATGCAGGACGTGTACTTCTCCGAGGGTGTGCGTTGGCAGTTCAAGCGTGAGCTTCAGCACACCGGTCCCTGGACAGTAGAGAAGATTATCGCTTTGGCGAAGATGTTCTTCACTGGTGAAGATGTCCCCAAGACTGCTATTCTCCTTGCCGGCAAGAACCTGCTTGAGAAGGTGCAGTGTATCGACTACAGCAATCACCCTGAAATCCAGATTACCACGAAGACGACTCCAGTAGGCTGGACTGTAACGAATTTCCACACGGTATTCGGTGACATCCAGATAAAGCGCGAGCCTACTCTGGACCGTCTCGGCTGGAGCAACAGCGGAGCCCTTCTCGGTGAGAATCGTTTGGTTCACTACGTGCGCAGCGAGGAACACTCCTTTGAGGAGCGCGTGGAAGGTCACGAGGCAACCCGCAGCGGTCTGCTGAAATGGGATGCACTTGCACTGAAAGGCAGCTGCCACATCTGGATTGACGGTGAAGGCAGCGCTACCAATGCAGGAGCTGTACGCCTTATCATGTGGGAGGGCAACACAGCACCCACTGGCAACGACCTTGTTGACAAGGCAGTTTACTACCTGATGAATGACTGCCCCGGCATCAACGCAAACGCGATGTCAGGCCAGACATGGCAGGCAAGTGTAAACGGCAACACCGTCACATGGTCTCCGTTTGTCGGTGAATACTATGCCAACTGATTTCAGTGACAGGTTGAAAAATTAACATGAGCGGGGAGGGAAGCTGCGGCCTCCCTCCCCCCTTTTTATTAAGACAAAATTTATGGCAAACACGATAAAGACATACGGCGTTGACGGATTGATGGAATGGCACGCCCGTATTCCCGTCGGCAATGGTGCGATGCACGTTGATTTTACCGACGGTGCGATAACAGGCTACGGTGTGACTCCCGCGGAGTTTACCACGAAGAACCCTGTTGTGCAGGCAATCATTGAGAAGAGTGACTATTTCAGGCAGGGCAAGATTTTCTTGCTTCGCGAAGTTAAGGACAGCACAGATGTTTCTAAGGCAGAGCAGGTGTCCTCAGAGAGCGAGGACGCCCTCGGTGATGCTGACGCGACGGACAAGATTGTAGTCAGCGTGAGCTGCAACGATGAAGCTAAAGACTACCTTGTGGAGCATTTTGGTGTGTTGAAGTCTGATATGCGTACACGCGCTCAGATTAACACTGCAGCCGCGAAGCATGGAGTGGTGTTTGACTGGCAGGTAAAATAAAGACAAGGCAAAGCGAGGCATGCTTCACTATAGTGTAAAAAAGGTGGTGGAAGATGTTCGTGTTGCCCTTGATGAGAACATCAATGGGGCGCGCCTTCCGGGGGGGATGTCACCATTAGAAGATGTTGACACCCTGTCGCTTGATGCAATCATTCGCAGCAAGATAGAGGATGCCGCGCGTCTTGTAGAGCTCAATGCACCACTGTCTATGCTCGATGCCGATGAAGGGAAGGAATTCGAGAATGAGCAAATATCTCACATTGTCGGCTTAGGGAAAGGCGCGACCATTCCTTTGCCCGATGATTTTCTGCGTCTGATACGTTTCAGGATGAGCGACTGGGCTCGCCCTGTCACGGAGGCTATAACGGTGCATGACAAGAGATATGCCATGCAGCAGTCCCCTTGCTATGGAGTCCATGGCAACCCCGACAAACCTGTAGTTGCTGTAACAGGCATCTATAACGACGACGAGCGGGAAATTATCCGCGTGCTGGAACTTTACACCACTGGCAACGACAGTTATGTAAAGGAGGCACTGTATATCCCATATCCCCGTATAGAAGAAAAAGAGGAAGGCGACCCCGACACTGAGGGAATATGGCTGTGCAATAGGTTTTATCGTCCGGTGATTTATTATTGTGCCTATCTCGTTGCAGCAACGCTGGGAGACAAGGAGCGTGCAGACATCCTTGCTTCAGAATACAAGGAGATGACTGGCGCCGATGAAACAGGAGGAGAATAGATGAAGGCAAACAATAAGTTATATCGCAAAAGCCGCGTATCGTCAGTCCGCGAGATGGATAGCGTGTTGTGTATGAAACGCGACAGCAAGGCCATAGACATTCTTATGGAGGCGCAGCGTTGCTGGAGCAACATGGATGCTTTTCGCAGGGAGCGCGAGCGCAACAAGCGATATACATACGGCGACCAATGGAAGGACCTGGTTACGGTAGAAGGGGTCACCATGTCCGAGGAGGAGTATATTAAGAAACAAGGTAATGTACCCCTGAAGAACAATCTTATCCGCAGGCTCGTCAGAAATGTGCTCGGCGTATATCGCAGTCAGAGCAAGGAGCCGATATGTATAGCGCGTGACCGCGATGAGCAGCAGGCCGGTGAGACGATGAGCGTAGTGCTGCAGTGCAATATGCAGCTTAACCGCATGAATGAGATTTATGCGAGGACGATGGAGGAATTTCTCATCAGCGGCCTTGTGGTACACAAGAAGACTTACGGCTGGCGTAATGACCAGATGGATTGCTGGACTGACTACATCCAGCCCAATAATTTCTTCATCGACAGCAATATGCGTGATTTTCGCGGTTGGGATGTCAGCATGGTAGGTGAGATTCACGACATAGACTTCGGCACGTTGTGCAGGGAGTTTGCCGAGAGCCCTGCCGACTATAAGCGTCTGAGCGAAATCTACAGTCATGCACACGAGCGTAGATATTTTTCTGGCACTCAGTTTAGTATGTTTGGATACAGTCGTCAGGTGGCTTGGGACTTTTTCATTCCCACGGACGAAGGGCGCTGCAGGGTGATAGAAGTATGGCGCAAGGAGAGCAAGCCCAGATACCGCTGCCATGATTACAACAGCGGCGAATACTACAAGATAGATGTCAGTGACTATGATGTGATGGTAAGGCAGGTCAATGAAGACCGTTTGAACCGAGGTGTGGAAGCAGGCATGGATGCCGACGATATACCTTTGATAGAAGCAGTCTGGTTCATGGATGACTATTGGTATTACTATTATCTTAGTCCTTTTGGCGACATTCTTCGTGAGGGCGAGACACCATACGCACATAGGACAAGTCCGTATGTATTCAAGGCATATCCATTTATTGACGGTGAGATACATTCTTTCGTGGCAGATGTGATAGACCAGCAGAGATATACCAATAGGCTCATCACTTTGTACGACTGGATTATGAGGGCCAGCGGCAAGGGTGTGCTAATCGTTCCTCAGGAGTCCATCGGCGACATGGACCTCAACGAGATTGCCGACGAGTGGAGCCGATTTAACGGTGTCATCGCCATCAAGACAAAGAACGGTGTCCCTATGCCACAGCAGATAGCAGTGAACTCTACGAACATCGGCATCAGTGAACTGCTTAACTTGCAGTTGAAATTTTTTGAAGACATTAGCGGAGTACATGGCGCACTGCAAGGCAAACCTGGTTATAGCAGCACGAGTGGTGCTCTATATGCCCAGCAGACGCAAAATGCCACAATGTCGCTTTTAGATTTGTTGGACAGTTTCAGCAGTTTTGTCAAAGACTCCGCATACAAAGATGTCAAGAATATACAACAATTCTATGACGAGAAGAGAGTTTTCAAGATTGCTGGTCGGAGGTCTTCTTTTGTGGAGTATGACCCTGCCAAGATGCGTGATATAGAAACTGATATTAGCATTGAAGAAAGTAGTGCTACACCAGCATACCGTCAGATACAAAATCAGCTGTTGCTGCAGATGTGGCAGGCAGGTGCTATAAGTTTAGAGATGATGTTAGAGAATGGAGATTTTCCCTTTGCTGATAATTTGCTGCAAAGCCTGGAATCGCAGAAACAGCAGATGGCACAAGGGCAGCAGCCAGAGGGCATACCTACAGAGGTAATGGAACAAGCTCAGCAGGGAGCGGACATGGATGCTGTTAACAAAGCCTACGAGGCGCTAAGAGGATAGACGAAATATGAGAAGTGTAGGTAAGGTAACAACTGTGGGTTTGTTTAATGCGGAACTTGCAGGCTACGTGTTTGATTTAAGATGGCTATTGGGCGCATTGGTTATGTTAGTGATTATGGATTTTTGGTGGGGCAGCCGCGAAAGCATGAAAAGTGGAGTTGAATGGCGTTTCAGCCGAGCAGGGCGCAGAACGTGCAATAAGTTCATAGACTATTTGACTTATATAGTTGCTGGCGCGTTTTTGGCTCACGCAATAGGTGTTCCAACTGGGTGTGTACCTAACGCACAGGTAGGAGCTGCTATTGGCATCCTTCTGGGATGTGTCCTTGAATTTGTCAGTGTGGTAAAGCACTGGTTTGCTATCCGTGGCATTAAGTTCTCTTTCCGCAAGCTGCTGATAAGTCTTGTGAAGTTGAAGAGTCCCTACTGGGGCGAGGCGTTGGATAATTCCTTGGAGGAAGAAGAAAAGAAGTGATATAGGGCGGCGGCAAGGTTTTTTCATAAGTTTTGGGCAAGGTTTTTTCATAATTGTTTAAGGTTGGATTGGTTTCCTTGTCGCCGCCAAAACTTTTTAAGGCTAAGCAAATAATTATAGAACCATGCAGACGATAAAGAAAGGACATAAGTGCGCAGACGTGAGGTTGCTGCGCGAGTGGTTGTCGTTGCCGAGCGGCGATGATTTTGACGCTGCAACGGAGGCTGCGGTAAAGGCATATCAGAGGCAGGAAGGTCTTGACGTCGATGGTATTGTCGGCAGTAAGACTTGGTTTGCGCTGGCGTGCGATGCCTGCGTGAGAGACGGAAGAGTGAGTGCAGATGAGTATGCCTACTTAGCCTCTGCTCTTGGCATAGAGGAGGCTGCACTGCGAGCCGTGGTTGAGGTAGAGAGTGCCGGCAGTGGTTTCTGCGCTATGGGCAAGGCGAGTATCTTGTTCGAGGGACACGTGTTCTATGCCGAGCTGAAAGCAGCGAAGAAAGATGTCGCCACGCTTGCGAGGAAGTACCCGAAGATAGTCTATCCCAAGTGGACGAAAGCATACTATGTTGGTGGTGCTGGCGAGTGGGGCAGGTTTAAGCTTGCAGCCGAGATAGACAGGACTTGCGCTATCAAGGCGACAAGTTTCGGTTTGTTCCAGATACTCGGCAGGAACTATAAGTTGTGTGGCTGTTCTTCTGCGGAGGATTTCTATAGTAAGATGCAGCGCAATGAGGCATGGCAGTTGGTTCTTGGCTTGCGTTTCATCGTGAACAGTGGTCTTGTTCCTTACTTGCAGAAGAAGTCATGGAGCGACTTTGCAAGGCGGTATAACGGCAGTGGTCAGGTGGCATACTATGCCGGCAGGCTGAGCAAGGCTTATGGGAAATGGAGATAAAAATTAAAAATATGATGAAGACAATACCTTTCGGAAATGATTTTTATTTGCGGCTCAGGCTTGTAGATACGACCACGAGCGGCGATGCCAGGGAAATGAACCTACAGGGCGACGATGCCGATTACGTTGTCGATGCAGTGACACTGATAGGGCTTATCGGTTTACGTGGCCCTCGCCGTAATGCAGCAGAAATTAAGGCTGTCACGGAGGATGGTGTGATATGTCGTGTCAACGGCTTGCGCATGGGTGAATATGATGTTGAGATGACGGGGCATCGGGAATTGTCGGGCGATGCCTGGCGTGCAGTGAAGCGTTGTAGTATTGAGATTGTTTATAGCAAGGTAGAGGAAGGCAACGAGACTCAATACGAAGACGGAACACCCGTGATAGACATGGAACTCCACGTTGAGGTTCTCGGAGTGGGCGACAGAATAATGCAGGCAGACTGGACCATAGAGGACGAGACACGCCCCGACTTCATCAAGAACAAGCCAGACCTCAGCAAGAAGGCTGACAAGAGCGACACCTATACGAAACAGGCAGTCAACAGCATGCTCACGCAGCTGCGCACGTTGGTTAATGGCGAAACCGACACGAAAATTGCCGCCCTGGGAACAGTGATGCACTACTGCGGAAACCTTGACTTTTTTGAAAGCACGGAACGCAGCGCACTATACACTGCCAAGAAAGGGGCTGTATTCAACGTTCCGTTCCCGTTCACATATAACGGCGTGACGTATCCCATGGATACCTTTATCATGGTAAAGAGCGACAGCAACAACCCAAGCTGGTTCTCGGAGCGCGTTCATGTCTTTGCGCCCGACCTGTCGGGGAAAGCGGACAAGAGCCAAGTATATACCAAGTTGCAGACCGACCAGCTTGTGCAAGGTGCTACCGATGCCGTGCGTGATGATTTACGTGATGAATTATCTTCACGACTCAACGAGAAAGCGGACAAATCTTCCACCTATACTAAGAATGAGGTCAACACGGCTCTTGCCGGCAAGGTTGACAAGGAGAGCGGCAAGGGGCTGAGCGAAGAGAATTACTCCAGCACGGAAAAGGCGAAGCTCGGTGCGCTGCCCACGAAGTCGGAGCTTGACGCAGAACTGGAGAGCAAGGTGCAGGCAGCGATAGATGTATCGAAGGCTATGCGCGTGGTTTATTCTGTCGATTGGGAACACCCCGACCCTGAGAACGAACACATCTACCCTGCCACAGTCGACAAGACAGCAGCGGAGATATTTGCTTTTCATGCAGCAGGTGGCGAGGTCTATGCCGTTGACGCAGATGGCGGTGGATACATTCTTACACCTTTTCTGGTACAGGAGACAGAGGTTGTGTTTCAGTCGATTGCAGACGATGGCGTTATACTTCAAATTGACATTCCCGACCAGGGAGAGACACTCTATGTTGAACGGGCCGAAATTCCAGATAGACTCGACGGTATCGAAGCAGCAGTATCCCCTGCATTGACAACCCCTTCTGTTGAAGGCAACACCCTTTCCTTTGTAACCGTAGGCGGCGGCAAGGCAAGCGTGAAACTTCCGACACCGCCTGCGCAGCAGCAGGCAGACTGGGATGAAAAAAACAGCCAGTCGCCCGCTTATGTCGCAAATAGGCCGAAGGTACCACTCACTGACGATGCAATGTCCATGTCGGCAGATGGTAATTATAGTCCAGGTATGGAAGATGGTACTCACTTCTCCCCTAACAGTGATAACATATTTAACTATGCAATCTTGCATGGTGCCGAGCCGCTTGGAGTAAGGCTTCCAGGTGGGGAATGGCATGAACTCGGTGAGTATGTCAATGGGTGGAAACATATCTACTTCTATGAAACGGGGGGGATAGTGGTCACTGTCTCCCAAGAATCTGACAGGATATACTGGAATGTCAATTCTGCCGATACTCCCAACACGATAGAAGTGAGGCTTGAAGGTGGCGTGCCGCTTTCTACGGAGAGCCTTGCGGCAGCCTTTGACGGCAAGGTAAATGTAAAGGAAGGCTATGGGCTTTCTAAAAACGACTACACCAACAAAGACAAGGAAAAGGTGGATAGTCTGGATGAAATCTTTGCAGCGGCAAGAAGGCAGATATACATAGATGCCGATTTCCGTGCAGACACCGATCCCAACAAACTCCGCTACAATGCCGAGACAGGATTCTATGAGATGAACGGCATAAGCGACCTGACGGAAGATGATATGTGGAAGATATACAAGGTCGGCGAGCCCCCTTATCAGGCAGAGAGGTTTCTTAACAAGGCTATTTTTGGGGGGGGGGTAGATATGCGTGTCCGCACCACCTTCCCAACGATGCGCGTCAATTTCCAGTCAACGGTGCGCTACGGAGAAAACCAAACTCTGCTGGAGGTCTTGTGCCTCAATCCTACCGGCTCCTTCGTGATTGCACTATCGTCGGGCACTCCGCTACTGGTCAATGCAGCCGTATTGCATACTATCATAGGCAAGATAGATTGCGTCGCCGTAGTAGCAGGCGCAGAGTTATTCCGTAACTGCCCGATGTTGAAGAATGTCACGATAGGCAGGGTGAACAAGAATATCACCGTGACGGCACCCAAGATGAGTTACGACAGCATGGCATATATGGTGGCGCAGGCTACCAATACCACGGCAATCACAATCAAGGTAGCCCCTGAAACCTATTCCTATCTGACTGGCACGGCGACGCCCCCCGAAGATGTCGGCGGCACATCGGAGCAGTGGCAGGAACTCGCAGCAACAGCAACTAACAAGCAAATAGCATTCGCGGTATGATAAAAATCAATAACAATGAGGCATACACGGATATGCCCGACACACACAGGATAAGCAGACATGGCGACGGGATGTATTTCACTCGCACGACTCTACTGGCAGGCGAGACTGCCGAAGACTTCGAGGAAGTCCCCGTTGACGAACTACCCCAAGACAATGAAGAAGAATAACCACTACCCACAGCCCCACCGCCACGACTGGGTATGGTGGGCTTATCTCATACTTCTATGCGTTCTTTTTGCGCTCTTTCTATGCTCATGCAAGAGGGTGGAGTATGTCACGCAGGAGAAGGTAGTGTACCACACCGACACCCTGCGGCAGACACTTGTGCAGAGGGATAGCATCTACCTGCACGACAGCATTGCTTATAAGGAGTTCGTCAAGGGCGACACGGTGCGCATAGAAAGCGAGAAGTGGCACACCAAGTACATAGACCGCTGGCGGCACGACACAATCTATGTAAGCAAAGTGGATAGTGTTCGAGTTCCAAAGCCTTATCCCGTCGTGGAAGTCAAGGAAGTGCCGCGTGAGAAGAAGTGGTGGGAGAGTGCGCTGGAATGGGTAGGTATTATCGCATTGCTATCAATAAGTCTATACGTTGCATCTAAGGTACGCAAATGAAAAGAAAAGGAACAAGCAGCATAGTTGCACTTTAATTTTGCATCATGACAATTCCATTACAAGTTATTATAGATAAGGATAATGTCTTGAAGGAGGTTGAAAAAGCTACAGGTTACACTGGCTTCAAGATGGTTGGCGACAAAGACGCATACGAGCGTATTGCCGCGACACAAGGAGAATTGAAAGACCTTGGGGTGTTCTGGGAGGAAGCCTGCAACATAGTTACAGACATACTGAAGCCTTTTATCGGAAGCAGCGTAGAAACAGATGACTATCAGGTGACCCTTAACATGCCATCAGCCTTTGACTCGAACCTGAGTCCAAGTATCAATTCTTCACTGCAGAATTTCTTTATTCTGTATATCACGGGACGCTGGTTTAAGTATGCAAACAAAGCAGAATCTGCAGGAGCCATTGAAGATGCAGAATCTATGCTTGCGGACGTAAAGCGCAAGATATACTTCAAAAAGAAACCTACAAGGACAAGAACATTTAACTAAATCAATATGGCAAAAAACATTTACGTGGACATCTATCCCAGCGAGGTTCTGTACGACGTCAAGAATAAGGCATTTCTGACTGGTCGCAGCCGTTACAACGGTCAGAACGACGAAGAAAAGGCAAACATGCAAGCTGGCGACGACGAGGAGGACGATAACCAGATACGGCGCTCTATCACCCATGCTATGCACGGGCTCCTGCCTAAATTGGCAGAATACAACCCTGAATACGGAGAGAAAATAATGAAAGATTTGCTCCCCCCACAACGCGCTTTTCGCCCTTATGCTAACGTGCCTAACGATGGCAGCGGCGCACAATTAGAGGCAAATAGTGAAGGTGTTCCCGGGAAACACTTCTTCAATAATGTTATCTTCAGCGAGCCAGAAGGTAACAAACCGATTGTACTGCACCTGAGCGTGCCATCCAACTTCAACGAAAGCGTGACACCGACCATTGCACACGAGGTACATCAATATCTTGTAAATATCGCGATGGCAGACTGGTTTCTTATTACCAACAAGGCGGACGCCGCAGACTATGTGACTTTGGCCCAGTCCTGCATCGCCCTGATACGCGAAACTATCAACAAGCGCGTACGTCCTCAGCGCACGCAGACCTTCTCATGATTTTGCCAAGGACTAAAATAGCGACCATTGTCCTGAAACGCCAGGAACTGCTCTATGACTGCAAAAACCTCGGTTTCATAGAGAGCGATGTCATGCGGGTTGAAGACGAGCATTCCAGACACCAGGTGGCAGACATCGGCGAGGATGGTAATGTTGACAGGGTGACACGTATCTTTGACCTGACATTTGCAAAGATAGTGGAACTTTGCTATCCGTACAGTAAGATACCAGTAGAAGACGAAAGCTTCATTGACGACCGTTTCCGCGAAGCTAAGGCGTATGCCGTGGATTTACTCGTACCGGATGATTTCTCGCAGACAACGCTGATATTGCTTGAGCGCCTGATGCACGAGCTGATGGTAGCACGTGTGATGGAAGATTGGCTTGGTATAACAAATCCAGAGGCGTCCGCAAAATGGGCAGTTAAGGCAGAAGGCTTAGAGGAAGACATACGCACGCACTTAAACGGAAGGTGCGGACGTGTTAGAAAGACTCAGACTCCGTTCTGAGCTCAAAAAGGTAGAGGCATAAAAAGTCCCCTACCTTTATTAAGAAGTACCACCAACTTAATATAATCCACAGTCGGAGCAAGGCAGGGGAAAAATTCCCAGTTTCGCTCTGGCTGTGGTATTATGTTTTGTAGTGGTACTGGGTGCAAAGTTAAAAAATAAATCAAACAAAGCACCATGAAGGTAGGAGATTTTGTAAAAATTAGCAGTGGAGTATTGGAAATACTCTCAAAGTGTGACATCAAGACTGAGGACTACAAGTACATAGAGCTTTTTAAGGAATATGAAAGGCTCGCAGCAGACAGCAAGGTTTCCTATGCTGTGGCAGTCCTCGCGGAAAAGTATAATATCAGCGAAGCGAGTGTTTATCGTATATTAAGACGCTTTCGCAAGACTATCTAAATGTGATAGTCGGCTTTCGGCATTTTTCTTTTAGGCGATATTTCCGCAGGGTAATTTTGCCTTGTCTTTGCGCAGGGACGAATTAACGGATTTATCAACTTATTAAAGACAAGAGAAATGTCAGATACTAAGGTATTTTCACTTAATGACGGGAACAGTGGCGGCAGTGTGCCTGCTTGGCTTCCCTTTCTGAACGGCAACGGCGGCGGTCTATTCGGCGGCAACGGATGGGGCGGAGGTATTCTCGGTTTCTTCCTTGGCTTGCTCTTCGGCAACGGAGGTTTCTTCGGCAATGGCTTCGGAGGTTTCGGCGGCGGCAACGGCGCTGGCTTCCTTGCTAACCAAATCAACAATGACAATGGACGCGACCTGCTGATGCAGGCTATCACTTCCAGCGGACAGCGCAGCCAAGATGCCATACAGACACTCAGCACGATGCTCGGTCAGGACTTCAACCTCGTGAACACCAGCGTACAGGCTATCGCTTCTTCGCTGAACACTATTGCCGCAAACCAGGGCATGAACGCCATGCAGGTTATCAATGCTATCCAGGGCGGAAACGCTGCTCTCGCAAGTCAGTTTGCTCAGTGTTGCTGCGAGAATCGCCTCGGTCTCGCCAATCTCGGCGCAGGCATTGACAAGGGCTTTGCGGAAGTGAACGGTAACATTGCTGCCAAGAGTGCAGAGGACAGACTGGCTGTATGTCAGCAGACCTACACCCTGAAGGATGGTGCTGATGCAAACACACGCGCTATCATCGGGAAGCTTGATGCTATGCAGACGCAAGCCTTGCAAGACAAGCTCGATGCCGCACGCGCGGAGAACACTAAACTCGCAGGCGAGATTTCGCAGGCTAACCAGAACAACGTGATAGCAGGAATGATAGCAAATGCCGTCAATCCTCTTGCCGGTCAGCTCGCAGGCATACGCAGCGAGGTAGATGCTATCAAGCGTTGCCAGCCGCCTACGATAACGCTGCCCAACAATCAGTACACGGCTGTTCCGACGCTGTATGCCAATGCAGCAGCCGACTTCATTGCAAGCTATTGGGCAAATCGTCTGAGCGGTGCAACGACTCCTGCAACTGACGCTACTGCTCCAGCAGCGTGAAAGGAAACGAGTGTTAAACAATCAAAATCAGTAAACCATGTTTTCACAGCTAAGGAAAGGAAATACGATATACATCTTGGAGAAGTCCGAGACACCACCAACCTTGAAGGTAGGTCAGGTGGTGGAGGAAGGCAAGCAAGTGCCGAAGTACAAGACTCCGCAGATAGGTCAGTACGGAATACAGCCTGAGATGGTGGTGGACGTCACCGAGGTAAAGGTGGGCGAACAAACCTACAAGTTTGAGAAACTTCCCGTCGCAGCTTCCGTATATGACTACGGCAACGCTATTGTGAGCGACAACCGCGAGGCGATGTTGCAAGAAGTGGAGACTATGCGCACGCAGAGCCAACAGGTTCTTGACAGTGTGGACTACCACAAGAGCGTGGTTAGCAGCGTGGAAGATATGTTGGAAGAGCTCAATCCCCGATACAAGGAAGAGAAGAAGCGCGATGCGGCGATACGCGACCTCAGCGACCGCTTTGACGATTTCGAGGAACGCATCGGCAAGAGCCTTGCAGGTATAGAGAAACTCCTTTCCAAGGCTGCGAAATAAAACACGAACATTATGGGATATGTTTTAGAATTTCGTGACGAGAGTGGCTACGATGAAGTCATGGATAAACTCTACAAGGCAAAGAAAGCCCTTATGGAGGTCTGTGAGGAAATGGAGAGCAACTCGGAAATGGGTGAACGCCGTGGCGGTAGCAGCGGTTATCGCCGTGGAATGTCTTATCGTGGTGGGAGTGGTGGCTCTATGGGCTATCGTGATGACTACGATATGGAAGATGGCAGCATGAGTATGCGCCGTGGCGGACGTTACCGCTACTAATCGAAAGGCAGGCAGGGGCGGTCGTAGGGCTTGTTCCTGCCTGTATGCTTTTTAACTTAAACGAAAAGAGAGAAATGGATTTGACACAATACGACTATAAGCCAGCGGCAATGGTAAACTATCTCAGGTACAACGGGGCGCACTTCAACAAGAAGCTCTGCGAGTTTGCCGTGGATAAGATGAAGAAGAAAGATGCCAGCGGCAAGAAAGTGGGCATTACCCCTTATGAGAAGGAAGATGTGGACGAGCTGCTTAAAGCTCAGGGCATAGAACTTGAAGATGCTCAGTTGCACGATGCTGTCTTCGTTGCAAACATGGCAAAGGCAGACTACCTCGGAAGGAGTATAGCAGACGCAGCGCACCTTGCGTTGTTCATCAAGGATTACATCGACGACCCTGACGGCTATGAGGGCTTGCCATTCAACAGGTGGTATGCCGATATGTGCAGGAAGGGTATCGCTATCCCCTGGGAGGAAGTGGTATGACACAGCATTATTTCAGCATCGGGGAAGATGCCTGGGGCGTAGTGGTATGCTACGACATAGGACGCGAGGACTTAGAGGAAATAGGCAGTCTGCTTTCCGAGTTAGGAGCAAAGCCGATGAAGATAGAGCAAGCCCTGCGCGTGATAAGCACAGTGAACAGCGGCTTTACTTATACGAACTACGACAAGCGCATGAGCCTGATGTGCATCGGCAATGCGAGCAATGGAGCAGAGTTGTTTGACAGCGTCCTCCATGAGATGAAACACCTTGTGGAGCATATATGCACCTATTACGGCGTGAACAGCAAAGGCGAGCCTGCAGCTTACCTGCAAGGCGAGGTTGGCAGGCAGATGTATAGGGGCGCGAGAGGACTTGTGTGCCCTGAGTGTGGAAAAGAAATTAGGCGGTAGAATTATCTGCTGCCTGTTTTTTTAGAAAATCCAACACCTTCCTGTTAGCCTCATCCACCTTGCGCATATCAAAGTCAATGTATATGTCCGTCGTGGAACTCTCAAAATCCGAGTGCCCCAAAGCTTTGCCAATCGTTTCCTTCGGAATGTCAAGCCGCGCAGCTATCGTAGCCCAGGTATGACGCGCCCAATAAGAAGAAATATCCGGAAACAAAGGCTCATACTCCACCTTGCGCCTCTTCCCCAGCCTGTCAGGAACCACCCTACTCTCCCCTATCTTTTTCAGAGCATCGTTCATGTGGTGCATATAGTCGTGGTAATCCTTGTATCTGTCCAATGGAGAGAGCAGCTGCCCTTTGCCGCGATAGCGGTCTATTATCTCCTTCGCCTCCGGCTGCACCTCAATGTCATAGAGCCTGCCGGTCTTTCGGCGATGATACACACACCTCCCGTCAGTAAGTTTTTTTAGCATGAGCATATCGCCGATATTCATTCCGATAAGGTAGAACGAAAGCATGAACATATCCCGATATTCCCTCTGCCATTCCTCCACGGGATAGTCGCGCAGAGCAATGAGCTGCTCAGGGGTAAGGCTGCGCTTGCGAGTACGCTCCTGCTGAATTTTGAAACGACGGAAAGGATATTTTTCCGTCAGCTCATTATCTATTGCCCAGTTGAAGACAGCGCGGATATTTCTCAGATGTATCGCCGCGCCGTTGATACTCATCGTCTCGCGCAGGTGGTTGTAGAACTTCGTCAGCCAGTCAGCATTGACCAATGAGAGCTCTGCAGCGGCATCGTATGCAGCAACTTTTTTTGCTGTACTCATATATAGTCCTCTCGTCCCTGAGTTGCCTTTCAACGACGCAAACTCCGCTATATATTCAGCGAGTGCCATTGTTCTCGGCTCTACCCCCAATACCATTGATTGAGCAAAATTCTTTAATTCCTCATTGCTGCAATCGGTATGTTCAAGCTCATACCTCTCCAACGCAAGAATTATCCCACCAAGCCTGCTTGTCTTCGCCTTTGCGTTTTTATCGTTACGCGGAAACTCACGACCTGAGAACTTTTCTGAACTCAACAAACCAGTGTTGATGCGTAGTTGTTTACCTGCACGTCTTATAAAGATATACACCGCATGTTCCCCGCTCCTCTTCTTGTAGCCATCGCAGACCACGTTCAAAGACATCTTCATAATCTAAAGTTTAAGTAACAAATTTGTAACAAATCACACATAAAAAGCACCGAATAACCGCGAAAAACCACCTCGCATCGGAAATGAGCTCCCTCCTTCAATAAAAAATAGGGCAAGCAACATCCGTTTATTTCTCGTCACTTTACCCTATTTGCGCACCTTTCAAAGCTTTGAGCGGCAAACGGGGCTCGAACCCGCGACCCTCAGCTTGGGAAAGTCTATTCCTATGTCGCAAACAGCCCTTAATATAAGGCAAGTGGCTACTTCGTGTAATAATTTGTAACTTTTTTGTAATTTTATATGTGTGTATTGCGCGAGCGTGCGCGTGTACCTAAATTAAATAAAGTGTTGCTCTTTGTAGCATACACGGCACGGCGTCCTGCCCATTTGTTTTGCTTTCTCTATGGTGATGAGTTTGATGTCGCCGCTGCAGTTATCAAGTCCTCTGCACTCGTCGGTTTTGTGATAGCGTTTGCTGCTTTTGCCTGTGCAGATATAGACCATCGTGGCAGTGGTTTCTGCTGGCTGGGTGATGGCACCGGTGTATCCTGACGCCAGTGTGAGCATAAATGTTGTAAGGAACAGTTTTTTCATAGTGGTTTTATTTTTTATTCAACATCATCTTTTGATATATTATATTTTTCTATAATTTCTTCTTTTGTATATAAATCCGTAATTTCTATATCTTCAATATTTTTATACATATCACAATCACGACACAGGCTCAAGCCCTTACTTTCAACCATATTCTCGGTAACAAACTCAAGGCTTCCAATATCCGCCTTTTGAAAATAATCATGGAAGTGATTGTGATATTCATCTTCGCCCGAATAATAAACGCCTACAATATCATTGGCCTTATGTATTCTTTCACATCGTTCCCACTCTTCTTTCCATTTCCGGTATCTTTCCTCAGCACGTCTCACACTGTCAATATATTCAGCGGAATGCTCGATAGAGTCTTTTACATAGGCTTCATGGCATTTTTTTAGCAGAGCATCATTAGCCTTGTTGCTTGAAACATAATCTACATAAAGCCCTATAGAGACAAGAATCACGACAAAGACAAAAAGTCCCGAAACAATAAGAACAGGTCTATTCATTGTTTTAATGTCTGGCTACCACGCGCGTAGCGTGAATGTTACTTTATATATCCCAACGATGTCAGCCTTGAGGACGTTAAAGGGTTTGTATGCTTCGTTCTCGGAGAAGCACACAAGGTAGTCGTCTGCAGCTGTAGTGGGTTGTATGTGTTTTATCATGCGTTCCCCGTCGCGCAGGAAGAGGAGATATACACGTTCCGGGTCTATGCGGTCCCAGTTGCTCAAGGTATCTACCACGACAACGTCCCCTGGGTTGATGAGCGGCTTCATGGAAAAGCCCATGACGGGAAACGCCGCGATGCCATTTATGCGCGGCACGTTGATTGTCCCCGACGGGACAACCTGACATTCCGCAAAGGAAAGTTCGCTACCTCCGAGTACCGGCATTTCATCATAGTAAGGTATGCCATTCTCCACGTTTTCTACACTTACCGTGGTCTCTTTGCCCTTCAGCATCTCACCTTCGCCTGTCAGAAGCCATTGTTGTGAAAGCTGCGGATATTCTAAAGCAATGCTTTTTAATTTGTCAGGTGCAATCGACCTACGCATAGAAGTTATATACGCTGCAGAAACACCGATTGTTCTACAGAAATCCGCTTTACTTATACCCTCACTTTGGAGAAAGGAAATCAATCTATCTTTTACGGTTGACATACTTAAAATAGTTAAAATACGTTAAATCTTAAATTTGCTATTGTTTATATTAAAGCGTTGCTTTATCTTTGCACCCAGAAACTTAAAGCAAACATTAGCCTTATTATTAAAGTAAGAAGTTTAGGCTGCAAACTTAATTAAAAAAAACAGATTATACGATGAAACGAAAAAAAATTATCAAGCTGCCGAGCCTTGAGGCTGTGAAAGCTATTGCAACAGCCAACGGATGCTCAATACAGTACACTTATTCCGTATTGCGCTACGAGAGCGATAGCGAAAAAGCTCAAAAGATGCGCAAAGAAGCCGTTGAGATATATGGCGGAGTGGAAACGACAAAAATTGTTTTTTGACTATGGCAATCGTACACAAATTGGTTAAAGGTGTTCCAATGACGGAGCAGTTCCGTCAGCTGGAGGTGGGCGATATGCTTTTAGTACCTGCGGCATTGTCTGCCAACGCCAACACCTACGCAAGCAGGCTTGGTTTCCAGTGGGGCAGGAAGTTCACGACCCATACCAACAGGGAGAACGGAGTATTTGAAATAACGAGAACATTATGACTAAGACATTCGCAAAGGTGCAGCAGATAGAAAAAGTCTGGCTGACATCAAAGGAGGCGCAGAAGTATCTTGGTGTGTCAAAGGATTTCCTGGCTGAGCGCCGCCGTAGAGGTGAGATACCATTCTTCCAATATGGGAACAAGCAGACATGGTTTCGCAAGCATGACCTTGACCGTTTTGTTCTTCGCAACAAAGTGATTTGACCTAATTCTCCACGGAAAGCCGTCCAGGACAGAGCAAGGCGGCAAAGAGTTTGGTCTGAGCGTGGGAGCGTTACCCACCCGTGGAGCACAAGAGCGACATCCCTGAGCCGCTATAAGACATACAGGGAATAAGAAAAAAGCGTCAGCGTAATTGGACGTGGCAACGGGCTACAGGCAGTAACCACCCGACCGAGAATGAAACAACGGCAAAAAAGAATAAGGCACGGACGCCATGGGCGTATGGTCGTCATAGACCGCCGTGCCAACAAGAAACCAATCAAAAAAAACAACGACATGAAACACAACCTTTACATCGCAGCACTCTTTGTGCTTGCCGCCATAGTCACGATAGGACTATGTGCCAACCCTTCCGAAGACCTGTCTCTCTTAGAGTGGCTGGTAATTTTCTCCCTCACTAAGGGCGCAGCCTTCCTCGCAGGCTGGGCAATGTATAAAATTCTAAACAGCAAGCTCTCATGAATGAACAAGATGCAAGACCCTTTGACTGCCTGGTAGTAGCTACCATTCAGAAAAGTTTCGTGCCGGTCCTCACCAAAGACTACGAAGAGAGCATCTACCGCGACGAGGACGGCATTTGCAGAGGCGAGTACAACACGGATTTCGTCAACTGGGAGAGAGAGTATGCTGACAGCGGACTTACACCGCTTGACCTCTTCGCTCTTCTGCAGAAGATGTGCCAGGAAGAGATTGACACCCACCCCGATGCACAGCGCGTGAAAGAGTTGCAGCGCATCATATCCGCCTGCAAGGGCTGGGAAGTGGAAGAACTGATAGTAGAACCTGAATAAAAAAGCATAAAGCCATGGCAGACATTACAGAAAATTTTATAGCTCAAGCCGAGGCATTGCGTATGGAGCAAGAGCGCAGCGCTACATTGGAGCGCAACCTTGAGGCAAGCGACAAGGAGATAGAAGCACTCCGAGCCGAAGTCGAAGAACTTAAAAAAGAGCTTGAGGCGAGCCGCAAGTACAGGCAAGACCTATGCAAGGCTGCCGATGAGCAAGTCCGCGAGTTGAAAGAGGCATTGCGCAGCATAGCCCTCATCGCCAACCTCGCAACGAAATAGCGTAGCCGCAGATGCAAGTATGGGGGAAGGATAAGTGAGCGACTTCACAAGCACACAAATTCTATCCGCTTTACTCCTTCCCTTTGCTGCGGAAGTCGTAGGGCTGAGGTGTCGGTCCTGCGCGGATATAATCCCCGTCGAGAGACGGTAAGTAGAAGGTATGTATATACATTTTTCATGCTCCCTGCACGCCCACTCCGAGGTACGCCATGCAGCACGGTACACGGGAACGGCAGGGCACTCCCCCCACTACATCCGAATGGTAGCGGACTGGTGGCGCAGGCAAATCCACACACACACTTCCCTGCGGCACTCCTGAGGGCGAGGCGGTCCGATTCCGCCATGGGGGACAAAGACAACAAACCAAAATTTAACCATTATGAAACAACTACAGCAAATCCAACAACAGCTTAAGGCTCCGAAGGGACAGTACAACACCTTCGGCAAGTACAAGTATCGCAGCTGCGAGGACATCCTTGAGAGCGTCAAGCCTATCCTCGCCGCCGCCGACTGCACCCTGACGCTCAGCGACGAGATTATCTGCCTGGGCGAGCGGTTCTACATCAAGGCCACCGCCACCCTTACCAACAGCAGCGGCGAGGCTGTCAGCACCACCGCCTTTGCCCGCGAGGAAGAGACGAAGAAAGGCATGGACGCCTCGCAGATTACCGGCACGGCAAGCAGCTATGCACGCAAGTATGCCCTCAACGGTCTCTTCTGCATCGACGACACCAAAGATGCCGACGCCCTGAATACCAGCGAGAGCTACACTGCCAAGGCGAAAGTCCCCGCCAACGATGCCGCCCTGGAGCAAGCTATCTTCGACCTCAATGAGAGCAGCGACCGCACCTCCTTTGAGCAGGCATGGGCACGCCACCCTGAGTACCACAAGAATGACACGTTCCGCGCATCCGCCGCAAAGGTAGGCATGCGGTTTCCTAAAACGGCTTAATGTCGGTTTTTTCATAAGTTAAGTTATTAGATTGGTTGGATGAGGGGCAGGTCGCAACGACCAAAGACCTGCCCCGATTTCTTTTCAGCAAAGACATTCCAGTATGAAGAAAAAAACAACAGCCCCAGAGTGCAAAGGCAAGACGCTCATACCGCTTATGACGTCGCCCGTAGCCTTTGCCGAAGAAACACACGAGTACAACCTCAACGGCAAAAACCTCTCAGGCATAACCTCTCTGCTCAGCCGCCAGCTCTTCCGCGACAAGTACGACGGCATCCCCGATGCCATACTCTCTGCCGCTGCCAGACGCGGCACCATAGTCCATGAGCTCTGCCAGTTTGAGGATGAGAGCGGACTGCCAGCCGAATACGAAAATAATGCCTTTGCCGCCGCTGCCCACCGCTACACGCAACTGCGCGAGCAGGCAGGCTTCACACCCGTAGAGACGGAATACCTTGTCAGCGACCTCGAGCACGTTGCCAGCCGCATAGACTGTGTATGGAAGGATAACAATTCCTACATCCTGTGCGACATCAAGACCACGCAGAAGTATGACGAGCTGTACCTCCGCTGGCAGCTCAGCATCTATGCCTACCTCTTCGAGCGTCAGAACCTGGGAGCCGACGTCAGCGCACTCTATGCCGCATGGTTGCCGCTCCATGGTGAGGACTTCAACCCCGACGAGGCTCAGCTCATCCCCGTAGCACGCATCCCCGATGAGGAAGTGCAGCGTCTCCTTGCCGCCGACGCAGCAGGCGAACAGTACCAAGCCCCCGAGGGACTTGCACCCACCTCCGAGGTCATCGTCCGCGACGAGTGGCTCCCCGAGATTAAGCCCGACGCCATGGAGGTCTATATCAACGCCGTGCAGATGTTGCGCGAGTCGGAGCAGGTGAAGAAGAATATAGAGGAGTGCCTACGCGAGAGCATGTCGCGCCACGGCATCAAGTCGTGGGACACGGGTGCTTTCAAGGTCAGCTACATAGCCCCCTCCGAGAGCACCACCTTCGACGCCAAAGCCTTTGCCGCCGACCACCCGGACCTCTACGAGCAATACCTCACTAAGAAAACCACACGCAAAGACAGCGTGAAAGTAACGATACGTTAAAACCAAAAACCACAACACACTATGTCAAAATTCTTTTACGGCAGCATCTGCCTCAGCGATGTGCCACGCGAACTTTTCAAGAAAGCCGACAACGGCAAGGTCTATCTCAACATCACCGTCAACGAGCGCCGCGAGGTAGGACAATACGGCGACACCCACTTCATCTCCTGCTCTCCGAAGAAAGAGGAGCGCAAGGAAGGAGTGAACTACATCTGTGGAAACCTGAAAACCTACGACCCTCAGCCCAGCACGCCCAGCACCGACGACATCGCAGCTGCCCCTACCGCCTCTGACGACGACCTCCCATTCTGACGACTATGCGCTACGACCTCTCTGACAACTTCCAGGCTGCGCAAGCCAAGGCTAAGTTTGGAACGCTTCTTCAGAACGGCTCTGTCATAGAGCTCACCGAGAAACGCTCGCGCACCCTCTCGCAGAATGCCTACCTCCACGTCTGCCTGGGCTGTGTGGCCCTGGAGTTGGGAGAGAGCATGGATTATGTCAAGCGGCAATACTTCAAGCTGCTTTGCAACGGCGACCTCTTCGTCCGCCAGCGCCACGACAAGATACTGCAGCGCGAGGTCAAGGTGCTGCGCAGCAGTGCCGACCTCACGAAGGAAGAGATGAGCATCGCCCTCGACCGCTTCCTCTCCTGGAGCGCCGAGCAAGGCATCTACCTGCCCTCGCCCGACGAGAAAGAAATCATCTTCGCTATGCAAAACGAAATAGAACGCAACAAAAGATACCTGAGAAATGCTTAAAGGATTTACTAACGAAACTGCCCCTCTCAACGACTACGAGCAGCATATACTGTTGCCCGTCCTTGTACGTTGCCTGGGCAATAAGGTGGGGCGCATCAACAGCGTGACGAACACCTACATCTGCACCGCCATGAGGAAGGCTGGCTACAAGATCAGCGATGCCCGTCTGCGCAAGGTCATCAACTACATCCGCAACCACGGACTCGTAAAAGGTCTCATAGCCACCTGCGACGGCTACTACGTTGCCGAGACGGCGCAAGAGCTGCGCGACTATGCCGAGAGCCTGCGCAGTCGTGCCGAGGCTATAGAGAGTGTGCGCCGCGCCATACTGCGCCAGGCACAGGAAATGTTCCAACCCATACAACAAAACCTTTTCGCATGAAGATAGACGAATTTCTCTCGCATCAGCACACACCGCGCCGCAAGCCGCGCCAGCAAGAGCATCAGTTGCAGAAAAGCTGCATAGAGTGGTTTCGCCACTTCAACAAAGCCACGCGCCCCGTAGGCAGGTTTCTCTTCGCCATCCCCAACGGAGGGCGCCGCGACGCCACCACGGGAGCCATGCTCAAAGCCGAGGGCGTACGTGCAGGAGTGGCAGACCTCTTCCTCATGATACCCTCGCAAGGCTATTGCGGGCTGTGGATAGAGATGAAGACCAAGAGCGGCAGGCAGTCGCCCGAGCAGAAAGAGTTCCAGCGCGATGCCGAGGACTACTTCTATGCCTATCGCCTTTGCCGCAGTCTGGACGACTTTCAGAAAATCATCAACAAATACCTCTTCAACCTATGAAACAAGTTTATGAACGCCAGCGCAGCGACTACCTTGCCACCCACCCCGACGCCACTGCCGAGGAAGCATGGCGAGCAGGGTACTTCACCTGCCTGGACAATGTAGCAACCGGAAGGAGGAGCTATGAGAAAGACATGGATAAAACTCTACACCCAGATGCTTGACTGGGAGCACTTCTATGATGCCCCCACCTTGCAGGTGTTCCTCTATCTGCTGCTCGCCGCCAACACCGAGGACAAGCAATGGAACGGCATCACGGTGAAGCGAGGTCAGCTGGTCACTACGATAAAGAAATTGTCCGAGACGCTGAACCTCTCTCCCATGCAGCTGCGAACCATACTGAAAAAACTGAGTAACAAACAAAATCACGCAGAATTAACAATCAAAACAACAAACAAATTTTCGCTCATAACCATAGTAAAATATAATGATTTCCAAAGTTCGCCAGCGAGAAATAACAAACAAAATAACAAACAAATAACAAACAAACTAACAACAACTATAGAATATAAAGATAATATATCTAAAGATATATATCATCAACAACAACCGCGCGTGCGCGCGAGAGGTCTTCAGGAAGAGATAAGCGAGATGCTCGCTGACCGCAGCTGGCAAGAGGCTGTGCTGATGAAGTTCCACCTCACCGACCTAAGCCCCTTTCTCTCCGAGTTTGCCACGCACTGCCGCGCACGCGGTCTTGAGACACACGAAAACCTGCGCGACGCCAAGGGTCACTTCTGCGACTGGCTGCGCATCCGCATAAAAGCAAACGACTATGGAAACGACACTAAGACTGGAACGGGGTCAGACCGTTCACGCAGGCGCGTTAGCCTCAGAGTTACTCCGCAGGCGGATTACGAGGGAACGTTTTAAGCTGCCCTACACCCCAGAGCAAACCACTGAGCTGCTCACTGCCTGCGTCATGACGGAGGTGCAGTATCGCGGTGGCGAATATGAACCCACCGAGAATATGAGTGCCGCCATCGTCAAGGTGGCGCAGTGGCTCACCGAGATGTCGAAAGTGGGCATGCTGCTCTGCGGCACCTGCGGCAACGGCAAGACCACACTGATGCGTGCCGTGCGTACCCTCTACGGCTATGTAGGAGGCAAGGATGCCTACGGTCAGTCTCTCAACGTGTACGAGGTGTCGGCGCGAGAGATAGCCCGGATGTGCAGCAAGGACTACGATAACTACCACCGGCACTGCAAGCTGCCCATGCTCGCCATCGACGACCTGGGACTGGAGCCTACGGAGGTGCTGGACTACGGCAACGTGTTCAACCCCACCATAGAACTCCTCACGCGCCGCTACGACGAACAGCTCTTCACACTCATCACCACCAACCTTTCTCCGCGCAACATCCGCGAGAAGTACGGCGACCGCATCGCCGACCGCTTCAATGAGATGTTCGACAGGGTTATTTTCACCGACAAATCTTTCAGACGATAAAACTGCAATGAAAC